ATGTGTGTGTGATCCAATATATGAACTAGCGACCGGCGTACCTTGCCATACACCCGATGTTATGGTGCCTACAGTCGCCAGAGACGACGCAGCGGTAAGGCTCCCGAGTGTATCTATGGCAGACTCAATCGTCGCCTCTGTGGTGGCGTCAAGAGCGTCGATATTCTTGAGCGTCATTGTGCCAGAGGAATCAGACAAAATTTCGTCGCTCGAAACTTTGAGAGACGCTGACGGTTCAAGCATTATCGAGCCGAGGACGGACATCACACCGCTGCCCACAGCTTTGGGATCTACAACTAGGTTTGTCCCGTCATAGGTTATGAATGCGTCGCTACCTGTCCCGAACGTCGCTTTCTGATTATCGTTCCACACCCGGTCAGCGTTATATGGACCAATAGCATCTAGCCGTAGATTGTTGTATTGCGTGTGAACAACTGCGTCAGTCGCCACCACCGCTGATGATGCGTTAGCCATTAGATCACCTTCGAGAGTGTGTAGGTCATAGTTATGAACTTGCCTGATTGAGTCAAATTCATTACATAGTTTTCAATAAAATAATCCTGATTCGATATGCCCATCTCTGAAATACTCAACCGTATCCGATCACTCACATCACGATACATGATTTCCATAAGGTTGTGCTTGTTTAGATTATTTAAGGTGACGGTGAATCTTTCCCGCTCATCCTTCCTTGCTGCAAGCCGGGCGTTAGCCCTGCTCTGAGCCATATCCCATGTGTCGATGTACTTCGTTGTGTGATCCACACGACGACGACCAAATGTTGCCTGCGACGCCGAGTTTGAGGCTCTTGCTGCGGTAGGGTTTGAAGCCACTGTTTTGTCAGCAACCAATAGGGCTGATGTCAGGTAATTTGAATCTTCATAAGTGTCGGCTGACAGATACCGAATGATTGCAGTTTCGCCCTCAAAGCCCGGGAGTAGATACGCTGCTGAAAGCATCGTGTCATAGGTGAGTGGCGTATCAAGGAATGAAAAACCGTCGTCCTTTGCGAGCCAACCCGCTGTGCCGGGATAACCTGCGTTATTGTAATCCTGTGGCCAGTCTGTGATATTCACCTTAGTATTGTCGCCGTCGGGATCTTCATGAGTCGCAAATCCAACTGCTGTGTTGCCAGAGTTGTCACGAACAGTTATAAGTTGGCGTCTTTTGTTGAAAGATCCTACGCCAACCGTTGTAGTTCCGCTGAAGTCCTGACCGGTATCGTCAAGCCACACTACTCCAGACGCGGGCGTGTCTATCATCGACACCGTGCCGGTCTCGCTAGCAAGAGGCGTCAGGTAATTTACGCCCGTACCATTAGCGTTCTCAAAAATCGTATAACCTGACCCCGGGATAGGATTCTTGATATTTCCAAGTGTGTCGCCGCCAGAGAGAGCGGTAATTTCAATCATTCGCCACCCTTGAAAATTTGACGATTGAGCACCTTGCATATCAGGGTTGTCGTCGACTTCTAAAATCCACACCGTGGCGCCAAGCGACAGGCTAGCCCTGTTGAATCGGTAAAAAACCTCATTTTCAATAACGTCTTTACCGTCTGTCCATTTAGGCTTTGGGTCTATAGAAATGGACGGCGCAGAACCCGACACGTCGCCCCACGAAGCGGCATGAGTATCGTGCGGAGCCGACGACCTGTGATCAGTCGCCTCGTATCTAAAAGTGCCACGTCCGTCGATCCAGATAAATCCGACGTCGTCGTCTTGAATTTGGTATAACTCGCCGAGTGCTGTGAGCCCCATAGCTTTTGAAAAGTCAGCTATAAGAGTTTGCCCTGTATCAGCGATCGTAAGCAGGTCTGTGACGGGAGTTCCGCCGTTTAATAACGGACGATCACCCGGGACGTCGCCAGCTTCAAGGACAGTATCTATGAGTTGTTTTGCCGTCTTAGTCGCTGCGACTGTTTTGAAAACAGGGTGACGATTTAGCCGCTCGAAATCATCCCACGACGCTATATTCGCCTCCGCATCAATGCCCGGTGCTGGCTCGACTGAGTCAGCCCTCCCTGAAAACACCGTGTTCCAGCCGCCGAAATTATCCCACTGTATTGACCGAGATCCCGCTGACCCGCTATTTGCGCAACCACTAAACGAGAAACCGCCAATCCCGTGCTTTGTCGCTGTGAGGTTTTGGCTTACTGTAGAAAATTCAGCAACGGCGTAATCATTACACCAAATTATGACTTCTTCGTCTTGGAATCCTATTTCCACACGGGCTGAATCGCCTTTATCCCAGACAGCGTCTTTGAGAATGTAGGTGACGTCAGGGGTAATGTCTGTCAAAGACCCGGATACGACGGCTCCGATTCTGAAATGCCAATTCGATGCGCTTGAAAACCACATATATACATAGTTGTAATTGTCTGTGTCTGTATATCTGAACACGAACATGGGCTGGCTATATGGATAACTTGTGCCAGTATCAAGTTTCACGTCTGCGCCGATCCGAGCGTTGGCGGTCTCAAAATCTAGGACGCAAACCTTGTCACTCCCGCTTGTCGACGATACCTCGATGTGATTTGACCTGATTTCAAAGTCCGCAGATCCAGCCCATGCGCTCCACCCGCCCTCGGCAACGGTTTGCAGATCTGCTTTTGGCAAAGCCCGCCCATTCAAGTCCGTTCCATCGTCGTCAGTAAATGAGTCATATGGGTATGCCATTCTAAGGCGGACGTCTGGACCGGGTAGTTGAAACGGATGCAGCGGTGACGACGCATTACTCGGGGAATATTTCCCGTCATAGTTATGCATGGACGTCAGAAGCGTCGCAGCAGGCGCACGATGTGACTGAATATCTTTGCCCCTGCTTAGGGTGAAGGCTTTTAGATCTTCAGCAATTTCCTCCGCAGGTTCAAGAACTTTGTCCTCGTCGAAATCTATGTGGTATTCAATAAATGGACTAGGCATTATGAAGGGAACGCTGTTGAATCGGTTATGGTATTGATTCCGCCTCTGTATATATTTCTGATTTGCATCTCGACCTGACGCATAATCACCGCAGTTCTCTGCGCAGAGTCAACGTCACCGTTGATTGTAATGCCCACAGATACCGGCTTCGTTCCTGTCGCCACAGCACCTGCGCCAGCCGCTCCCACACCGTAGATGCCACCCATCATCGCTTCTTGTTCTATTTCACTGGGGCTCATGTACGCGCCACCGCCACCGCCAGCTTCGCCAGCAGTTCTGCCAAAAAGCTGGTCAAGAAAATCCTTCATTTCTTGAGCCTTTTCTTTCACCTCGTCGGATTCATTAAGCCACGGTTGCCAGAAGTCCCTTCCATATGTCTCTGCGGCGAGCAGGTCGTTATGGACGTTCTTTATGGCTGTGGAAAGATCATCAATCGGCGTCTTAGCGTCCCTAGCGGTTCCAGCCAGTGTATCCATAACCTCATTGAATTCATGGAAGTTGTATTTATCTCCTAAGAGGTTCTGTAATGGCTCCTGATTGCCCCGGAGAGCCTCTCCAACAGCGGCGGCGGCTTCTGCGCTGTCTGCACCCGTGGCAGCCATTAGATCGTAAACGAATTGCAGTTCATCTATTGACGGGGCGATACCGCCTGATGCGGTAGTGATAGCCACGGCAGTTTTTTCAACCTCTAGGTTAGAGGCTCCAACAGTCCTGCTAATATCATCATAGAACGGAGCAAGATCATTAAGGGCAGATTGAGCAGACTCGGGGAGCAACCTGATCATCGCTCTTGTTGCCGTGATCTGCTTATGAGTTTCAGAGGCTCCCCGTATTACCTGCTGAACTCCGACGCCGACACCAAACATTCCAAGACCTGCTTTGACAGCAGACATTGAAAGCCCGCCCATCGATGAATCGAGGTTTTCCACATCGTCATTTAGACTTTGAATATCCTCGCTAGCATCGTCCTCAAACTTTGCCTTGAAAATTAGGTCTTGTGTGTTTTGGCTTGTCATGCTGCTTGTGCTATCCGTACTTCTTCACGAATCCTTTTGTAGGCATAAAGCCTTTGAACCCACGTTCGCGATCTAAGATCCATCTCTGACATTGTGTAAGGGCTGACCACGCCTGCGTCGAGCAAATTCACATATGACGCTACTTCTGAAAAACCCTCTGGAATATCCGACCCAAAAATAAACGCCAGCCTGAGACTTTTTTTGTTTCATCAGTAATTTCCTCACTGTGGCTTTCTAGCATATATGTAAGAATCGACCTGACCCGCCAGTCAGCGATCCGGTCAATCGAGGATGTGGAAACAGGAAGTTTGAACGACCAAGATTCCGTAGATCCTGCCACCCGCAAAACTTGAGCCTCATGCGCTAAGTCAATGTCTGGATCTGCTGGATTTACACTTGACAATATTTTTCTAATCTGTCTGGATGTCCCCCAATTTACTTCCTGCCTAAACTCCCACCATTGACCATCATCGAACTCGACTTTTATAAGCTGAATCCCACCTGAGTCAATCCCCGTCTCGGTGATTTTCATAATCCCTCGCTTTTAGAATGTCCCGTGTGTTACTGCACCTTGAACCAGTAAGTCACACCGGAACTTGATGAGATCACCGAGTGCTGCTGGATATTCAAGTGTTTTCATCTTTACGGTTGCCGTAAATTTTTCCATACCGCCAGTGTTACCGGTTGGTCCAAAGACAATCGCTTTTTCAGCGTCGGTGTTACGAATGTTTGCCAGTCCTGAAAGCACAACCTGTGACCCTGTGCTCGCTGTGTTGTCGTACCAGCCTTCAATCGTAATTGTGACGTTCTCTAAGCCTGCGACATGCTTGCGCCCTGCGTCGCCCACAGCCGTTGCGTCGTAATGCTCAGTTTCACCCGGGAGACCTGTAACAGACGTGAGACCTGTCAGGACTCGGCTGGTTCCAGCGGCATCCTCGATCGCAAAGTGCAGATCCTTGCCCGGAAATCTTGTGTTTGCCATTTACCTATCCCATGAGTTTTGATGCGATTTCGACGCCCGTCCGAGAAATAATCCCAGCAATCTCACCGCTTGTTTGCCGTTCCGTTTCTACATGATACGGGTTTGCTTTCGTTCCGGGGTGATTCACTTTCTTTGCAAAGATAGTCCGCCCACCGATTTTGAAAGCTAGAACTCCGCCCGTTTTTTTTGGACGAATTTCGTGAGGTCTCGTACCACCCCTCACAAACATGCCGTAGAAAGCACCTTCTGGAGACCTTGCCCCTTGCCGTACTTCCACAGCCTGATTCCTATTTGTTCCGATAAGTTGAAACCTAGTCGAATTGGCAAGTTTCCCGGTAGCCCGGGGAGTGTTTTGTTTGAGTGCAACCGAAAACACTTGACCAATATCTCGCAAGGCTCTGTTGGCTTGTCCTGCCAAAATTGTTTCAGCCTTATCTAAGCCCCCGCCACCTTTTCGTTCCAACTCATACTTAAATCCCATTACAGCCAAGCCTCGCTGCCGTCCCAAAGATATGAGCCGTCCCACCGCAAAACTGTGCCGCCTGACCATTCGCTCATATAGACCGTCGAGATTTCGACTACTTCGAGGTTGATAACCTGACGCCAGTAATTACCTGCCCCCACAGTCCACTCGTCTGGCTCACCTACGATGTCAACGCGACTATCTACGATGCCCTCATACCCATCAAGGTCTGGATACTTGTCGAAGTGTGAGACTACAGCGTCAGCAAGGGTTGTAACTGCTGCCCGGGTTCCAAGTTGATCTACTTCGTAATGAGCAAATACGTGAATCTCAACCGTGTAGTCGTCACGTCTTTTATATGAATAAGACGCGTCTTTTACGTCAAGCTGACCCGAAGATCCCGGCTTGCCCGTCGAGCCTTTGAGCAGTATTCCATAAGAGGACTTGCCTGCTGCTAGCAACCTGAAATCAGACTCAGCCGAATTGGTCGAATCGAATTGGCTCATGCCCTGCAAAAGTGCCAATGCTTTAGTCTGAACACCTGCGTAACTCATGCTAATGTCACCGTCTCTAACTCGATTACATTTAGTTCAATTCTTTGAGTCAGGTAATTCGCACCGCCCAAAATCGTATCCTCAGGACGGGAAGTGTTGTCAGCGTCAGTTTCGATTACACCTGCTGTTTGACCGAGGTTTGGCCACTTATCGAAATGATCTAGGATGGTTTGCGTAATCGTGTTTAACTGCGCCCGTGTCGTCAGAGAGTCCACAGAGTATAGGCAGTAGACCTCGATTATTACTTGGCGGTCAGAACGCCTCTGATACTTGCCATTAGCAGGGACGTCCTGCATGGATCGGTTGTCACTAGACCCACGTCGCAGGATAGCGTGATACGCCTTGCCGTTGGCAAGAATCCGGTAATCATTCTCTGATGAGTTGGTAGTGTCGAATTCTGACAGCTTACGCAGTACCGCCAGCGCAGCCGTCTGGACGGTAGCGTGAGTCATTGTGTGCTGTCAGTCCTCGACACCCTGCCCGGGAAGTCCATCATGTCCCGGGTAAACGCAGGCGTGTTCAGATCGCCTGTCTTGCGGCTTCGGGCTGCTCCAACAGTAAATAATCCGGTCACATCTGTTGACCGGGCTGCCTTGATTTTGTTCCCTTCGATCTTATCCAGAAATGATTTGTATTCTGCTGCAAATCCTGAAATCCGGTTACGGGTCGGCTCAGGGGCGTTGGGATCCCAAGACTCCGAGGGAAAGGTATTCATAACCTTGACCGCTGCGCCTGCGCTGTTTGCGGCGACCGCTGACGCATACGGGAACGGGTCGTCAGCTTCTACAATCGGGGCAACAAAACCAGCAACCAACAAGGCGTTATTTATCTCCGCCGCCACATCGTCAATCATCTGCTCCGCCTGTGCCAGAGTTGGACGAGTCCCTGTGGTAAATACATTCCCGACGAGCAGGTCTGAAATCCGCCTTTCAAGGTCTGTGATTGCGCAGTATGAATTACTGTCGATTGCCATGCTGAATCCTACGAGTAGTAGATATGAACCACGCCTGATTTAGTATCGCCTGCATTTTCTACCTTCGGCTCAATCAAACCCCTGTACGATACTAGGTGATAAGTACCTTTGGACGGGACAACTGCCTGACTGGTCGTTGTGTGCCGGTTAGCTAAATCACCGTTAGCGAGATCCAGACCGTCGGCGTCGTCGAGTGTGATGTCGTAGTTTGCACTTGGTCCATCCGTAGGGTTTGTGACAATGCGCTCAAAAAAGCCGTTGAAAGGCACATAGGTTCCGTTGACATTACCGCTTGAATCGCTCGTCCACGAAATAGTCACCTTACCTATATGACCTTTAGAGTTCGGCTTTTTATCCTCATATGTAAGCGTGCCAGCCATTGTCTCGTCCTCCGACCAAATTCGGTCGATTGCTATTTGTGATTATCAGTAGCGTTGATATGCCGGTTCAACGTCGTCTCATTAGCATAAGTCTTTTCACATCCGCTCGCTGGACATTTCAACCGACCTGAGGGTGCCACAACGGGCGTTTCATCGGCTGCTGGCTCATTTACCTGCACAACAAACTTTTCATGTGTCTGTAACAAATGCTTGGCTACATCATCAGGGAAGCCCTGCGGCTCCGTCGTGATCTCCACGTACCGGGCGGGATCCTCGTCAAGCCTGACAGAGTAAGCCCCTTCATTTGATGTCGCTTTTTTTACATAGATCACGATGTGCCCCGTCTCACAATTTAGGATTTTTTACGAGGCTTGAACAGCTTGGGACGCTTTCGCTTTGGCTTGGCGTCCTCTTCAACCTCAATAATTATTTCCTCAACTTTCCCCGGGTAAGTGTTAAGAACGTGTTGAGCATCAGCGTCGTCTAATTCGACTGGCTCATGCGACAACTCTACATAACGTGCCTCGCCCGCTGGATCTGTTGCATTGGGTTCAAGCCGGACTGAAAAACCGCCCGGATTTTTTACGGTTGTTTTGATAAGTCGAGCCATTTATTTGCCCTCAGGGAAAAATATTGCCCGGCTGAGAATATTCAGCCGGGCTTTGATTACGCTGCGTGTGTTACTGCACCTGACACTGAGAGAGTGCCGTCAGGGTTGATCGCCACGAGGTAGGTCGTGAACGCCCCTGCGTCGGTTGCCACAATGTCAATGTCGCCGTCGGCTTCGGTGATTGCAATACCTGACAGGTTCGCGACCTGCTCGATGATTGCGCCATCCGTTCCTGCGGCTGTTCCTCCGTCATGGGCTGTCGTCGTCGGAGTTAGTCCCGCCGAATCATTCGCCCAGTACCAAGAGAATGCGCAGGCTTCCGCCATTTCATTCCCGGCTTCATCGAGTGCCTGCCCTGACACCGTAATGGCGTTAGTGGCTTCGGTTCCGACAGTCCAAGTGATCGAGCCGAGAACACCCTTGCGCTCGCTAGATCCTTGAACGACTGTTCCACGCTCCCTATTTACAACTGGTCTAGTCATTACATTCCATTCCCGGCTAGACCCGAGCAACCATTTCTGGCGGAGCGAGCAGCCTTTTAAATTTATCTTCGACTAGCAGTTCATCAGGATTGGCGATTGAAGCGTCACCCCGAACTTTATTGCGGCTGATAATGGATTCCTTGCGAGGATGCCCCGCTGGAACAATCCATATATCGCCACCGTATCGCTCTGGGTCACACGACCGCTCATCCCAACATCCCTGCTGTTTGAAATTTGCCGCCTGCTCGGTGGGGGTCAGACCTTCAACCTCTTGAAACGTAGACGTATGTGTCCCCGCTTTTGGTGCAAAGATCCAACCATCCCACACGAACCGGCGATTTGCTCTGTATGCCTCAAACATTTTGCGTTCCCTATCCGACTTATTCAATGTTTTTAGTCTGAGGTATCTATGAACAGGTATCCAG